TTCCTCTTGATTGTGGTAACATTCTTATCCAAAAGACAAGAAAATAGAGATCCCAGTTGAGGAACTGGGCAAGCATCTTGTGTTAGCTTACCAAGCAGCGCGTAGCTTGCTGGGGCCTCATGCCTACCCGAACCAAAAACATGAATCATGAAAATGAACGGACACACCTTGTACCTAGTGTGAAAGGGGGAGTTTGCCAACAGCTCCCAAAGGAAGAAGGGATTTAGGCTTTAAGCCAAGACCAGAAGCGGACAAAAGGTGATGAAACCTTGCCCGCGATGGTCTTGACCACAGACTTCAGTTCAGCGAATATACACTCAAGGTAAGTGTTGCCCGCATCATCTGAGGCCTGACCAGCCTTTTCCCTAACATCATCAACGACCTCCTTGGCTTTGGCGGCAGCCCGCCTAGCTGCACGGGCAGCAGTGCGAGCAGCTGTGCCAGCAGCTTTCTTGGTAGAGGTAACAACCTTGCCAAGAAAGTTTGAGCCAGCATTGATCGTGATCCGGCCATGCTCAATAGTAGCACGGCCGCCAGAAGCAGCAACGGCATAAGAGAGTTCTGCAACCCTCTTAGCACCATCGATGGTGCCGTCCTCGTTTTCTGCAGGACGCAACCAGGACGGGAGGAACGCGTACATTCCAAGATTGGAATTGTAACGGCGAGCAATTCCGTCCCAAGCTTTGGACCTGCCCATCTTTGCGGTGGCCCAGAACTCGTTGAGAGCACCTGACAATGCCGCCTTATTGTCAGGGTTTGGTTTGAGCACATAAGTGGTCAAAAGAACATGCAACCACTCAGCCGCAGAGGGGCCTAGCTCCTTGTCGGTTGCAGAAAGAACTACTTCAAGCGCCTTTGCACGGGCAATGAGGTCTTCTTTCTGCTGTTGCATGTAATTGACCATTGCCGGAAAAGCGCTGGCAGGGACAAGAGCGCCCAGAGAACCACGTTTGATCCGGTATGCATGCCCATCAGAAGTCGTATAAATAATATACTTCTGAGTGACAGTGGTTTTCGAACCCTTTTTGAGAATTACCGTTTCCCCAGACACATGGGGGTTGGGTTCCTCAACATAAGGTTCAGGGTGCATAACGGTCAACTCATCACCAGTCTTGGTCCGCTGGACACCACTGAGCTTTTCAGCAGTGTCGGAGAAGGCTTGTTCAGCCTCCTCGAGCACGGGCTCGGGTGCAGAGGGCACACCTGTCATGTCAACTCGTTCGTTTCCTGCCATAGCGGCAGTGAAACGGGCAAGCCGGCGCAACTCAATGAGAGCAGCACGCTCAGGAAGTGCCTCAATTGCAGTGGCAGTATCAGGGGTGAGCCCCATCTGCTCAGCGTACAAATATGTAGGCACCCCCTTCACATCAAGTGCCAACTTGGCAGCACCTGAAGATGACTTCACCTTTGACTTGTGCAAATTGGCAGAGTCGATGGCAGAAGGATCAAGATTCTTAAAAGCAAGTGCAACTTTAGCACTATTGAGAGCCTCAGGCTCTGTTGTGGGGTTCAACACACCCCGTGTGGTACTATCCTTTGAGGTAGCCACTACCATTACTAATAATGGTTTCGTTCCTCTGCGGGCGGGAATCTCATCAGGTGGGGCCTTTGTCTAAAGATTTTCACTATTTTAAAAAGAGCACTCGGAATCGACTATGAAGGCATCTGGGTTGCCGTTGCCGTCCAAAGAGGCATCATCATTGTCATCATCATAAGCACCAAGGATGATCGTGTCATTGAGAGCCCTCTGCGTGAGCAGAGAGAAGATTTGACCTTCATCAAACTCAGGGACCTCCGGACCGTTACGATCTGGGACCAGTCCAGGATGGTCATGCCAGATCTGACTAATGGCGCCGTTGATGCCCATGGCGATATTCGACCAAACGTCAGGCAGGGAAAATGTGAACATCCTCCCTGTGCTTGATATCTCTATTGGCAAAACCTCAGAACCATCAGACGTTTGGAGTGAGGAGCTGAAGAGGCGACTGCCAGCACCGTTGACGAGGGGATCAACAACCTTGCCAAGAATGCGAGCCATATTGTCAACCACCTCATCAGCGGTCTTGCGATCCAGCACAGAACCGTATTCCCCTCCAGATCCCCTCCAGCCAGCAATGGCTAGAAAGAGGTCGGGTCTAAATTGTGCGACAGTGGTCACCTTCACACCCACTGATAACCATTCAGTTAATAATTCAACTAACTGAGGGTCAGGACGGGGCGCGAGGGTGTCCCCAAAAGGACCTGAAAATGTAACATGATGGAAAGACCCATTGTTTGTCCTCCCTGTCCTGCCACGCCTTTGAAGCACCTGTGCTTCAGTTAGCTTGACGAGGAGTGGGCGTGGCTTGCCATCCTGGCCAATTGTGATAGCACGATCGAGATCAGGAGTGATAATCACATCAACATCAGGAATGGTCAAACCCACATCAGCAACGGATGTGGAGATGTAGAACTTGGCATTGGGGTCAATCGTGGCTTCACGAGACGTCAAAGTACAGCATTTACCTGGCAGTTTGCCAGCAAGTGCATTGACATGAGAGAGGTCAGGAGCAAAGATGAGGAACCTGGCACGCCTAGGCATGCCATTGACAATTTCAGTAACCTTGTTGTCATAGGCTTGCCTGAACAATGACTCACTAGTAATAGTGATATTGTGCCGGAATTCCTCGATACTCCACAACTTGGCAATTCTTAACTCAGTCTCATTCGTCCTCCACGTTCGCAACTCTTTTGTTGGGGAGGCCGTCAGAGCAATGGAGGGAAGGGACATATGCTTGACCACTGTTTTGAGCAGTTCATAGAAAGGCTCAGTGACATGAGCCTCATCGACAATGAACAAATTGTCCTTATTGAACCAGGACGGATTGAGGAACAACTCCTGGGGAGTCATGACCCAGACTTTTGCTGTCTTGTCAAGCACAAGCCCACTAGTCAAGCCAGAGGCGTTCACCCCTTTAGCATTGACAAGCCAAGGGGTGAGTGTCTTGACAAGAGCAGACCTGGGCTCAATAAGAATGATCTTCCCAAATTGTGGTCCAAGGGCCATCTGAGCCCATGCAATCAGATCCGTGGATTTGCCCGTGCCAGTGGGTGCAATGATTAGCTGTCGCCTACCATTCCACTCAACATTGATAAGAGGTGTCAAATCCTTGAAGTTTGGAGGTATCAATTGCCAAATCTGAGTTATTACCAAGCCTGTGAAATAATCCCATATCAATGAAAGATTGGGTATTTTCACAGAAGATAGAATTGACAGAGAGGGGACATCAGGGACGAAGTTGAGCATCAGGACGAGAAGAAAATTCCACATGGGGAATTCTGTCCGTATGATCTCCTGTTGAACTTGGCCGTTGAAAATAAAACCCATATCTGCAAATTTCTTACTGAGGGCAGTGAACCAACGTGGCATGAAACCGCCACCAGACCTGCTTTCAAAAGTGACGTAAAGCCAGTGCCTCAAGATAAGGCCACCGGTGCTAACCGGCACTTGATGTGGTTGCTCCACATTAGACAGCCAATCGTAGCAAGTTTTGCGCACGATTGAATACAGGTGGGCCGACGAGATGGTGCCGTTGACCCTTTGAAGCAAAATAAGGGGCCAATCGACCCATTCCTTGCACCTGCGTTGTAAATAATGAGAGTAACCAACATTGAAAATTGCAGGGTTAAGCAGATCAGGAACGGTGCTTAAAGCGCTAGCAATGACATCGATAGGACCAATTTCGCCATAAGTGACAAGAACGTCACCTTTTGCTGATTCTATCACATCAGTGATAGGAGTGTCCGACGGCATATTAGTCCTAAAGTCATACCACTGCCGAACAACATCCTGGTATGAAGGAATGTGCATTGCCTCAAGTGCCCCACGACTTTTCGGAGATGACACTTTGATTTTCCGAATTGCTTCACAGATCTGCTTATGCACATCTTCATGATGGGCAGTGAGCGATAGATAACTAATGAGGCGCTTGACACGGTATTCAGGAGAATTGTTCAACACTTTGGCGACTAGTTTCCCAAGCAACCGGTCCTTGTCGTGGTACACGACCCAACTAGGAGTGGACATACCCAATTTGGAAAATAGAGTGAAGTCAGAAGGAGAGGGAGCCCGACAGAATTTGCTCAGGAAGGGTATGTTCTTGAGAGGTCCATCAGCCTCCAACCTCATTTCAATGTTCCATTTGGACATTGCTTCTGTTATGTTGGCCCAATTCCAAGCAGCAGGGGCAGTGCTCAACATGGACAAAATGTGGTCGTCGCCGTAACACGACAGTTCATTATAAAAGCGGAATTCGTTAGCCGACAATCCAGTAATCTCCTTCCAGGCCAGAAGGTAAACAGCAGTTGTGACAATGCTGTTGTCCATACTGGTGGATGAATGGCCTGTGGTGAGGCCAGTCCCTTTGTAGTAGACATTGCCTGTCGAAGTGGTGTTGAGAAAACTCTTGTCAAGATTGTGATAAGACGCATCTATGAGGCCGCAGATCTTTTGAAAATCTCTGTGGTGCTCAAAGCCCTTCTTCCGAACCCCTTTAACAATTTCTTGCATCTTGACCACTATAGTGGAGTCGAAAGCAGTCATATCGCCAGCAAAGTGCTTGTCAAACTTGGCATGGCGTTCAAAGATGCCACTCAGAACTCCACCATTAAGAGGCAGGCCGATTTTGATGGGTGTGGTCTCATACCTGAAACGATGGTTGGGCTCAAAGTTCCAGACAGTGGAAGCAATGTAATGAAACATGCTAGACCCAATGACAGTACGCACCTTGTCATTAGCCCATTTCCTTTGCGGGAGTGCTTCACCCTTGACAAAAACTGCATTGACAGTTGGGATAGAGGGAGCAACAGCAAAAGTCTTTGCCCAGAGCTTTTTGAACTCCCTATAACCACCAAAATCTCTTATGAAATGAGACCTCTTATACTTACGTTTAGCACGTAGGGGATCTTTCATAAAGGACCCAAGGGCATACTTTTTCTCCCAGGCGCGGATAATGACATTAAAGGGCGTAAGCTGAGAGTGCCTGAAAATGTCACCAATCAGCACCCAGATTTCAGAGATGTCAAGATCGGGCAAATTGATGTCTGGGGTCATGAAATAACGCGCGGTTGAATGGAGCTCGTTGTCTTCAGAGGCGTATTCTTCTGTACGCTTGAATATAGGAGCCCTGGCCCGGAGATCATCCAATGCAGTATCAATGTAGGTCCTTGAACGATGGATGTTCGTCTTGAAGTCGGTGCCAAAGAAGAGCCACTTCTTATCATAGACACCACCAGCAACGCCAGGAACAGGTTCAGTGATGTTGACATTGATGGGCCAACCAAGATCTTTGGCCACTTGCAAGCCCTCTTCAATCCGTGGCATGTCCCACCTAAGTGGTGCATTGCGAATGACAGAAGGCAAACTCACAGCATCAACAAACCTGCCGAACCTAAGAAGTGTCTGAGTAAGGTGGGCCCTGAAACGGACACGACGATTCTTTCTACTCTCGGAAGAATTGCCGCTATATTTCTGTCCAAGGAACCCGATGTCATTAGCAACATGCAATATATTGACAGTCCAGCAAAGAAGTTGGATGTTCACCATGTCTTTGAACCCAGCCCAGGAGTTACCTGGGCCAGCAAAGAAATGGTCAACTTTCCAGAATAGCCAGTAGAGCACTTTTGGGAACCATAACAGCACCCTGGGAGCATCTTCCAATGGTAGAGTTGCTATGAGGCAGAGAACGATCAACCCCACCCGCATGGTGCGAATGGCCCAATTGAAACAAAATGAAGCATAGAGCCATAGGCCCCATAGGCGGAAAAGCACGTCGCCATATTTGGCAGCTTTGCCCTCCCCAAGGTGATTGGTGCGCTCTGTCCAATCAGCAAGCTTCTCTGAAACCCACAATTCGACATCAGGATCCTCCACACCCTGGGTTAGGAGCCAGCGGCGAACAAAGGGCTCAAGAGCCCTGTAAGCAACCAAAGAACGCAAGACACCAGTCGCACTGGCCACTTGCAGGTATGCCACCCACCTTTTCAATTTCGAAAAGAGGTAGGTAAAGGGCCCGACATAAATGATCCAGAACGCAAAAATGGCCGGACCCCACAGAGGCCAGGTCGGAGTGAGAAAGACCATGATAATGATGGAAGCACCGAGTATGGGACCAAGGAAAAGCGTGCAAACAATGCACACCACGATAAGCAGTACCAAAGCTGCCATGATAACCTTGGCTGTAATAGTCATAAGAAAATCCCAAGCAGGGAACAGGACATTGTGCAAATAGCGCACTAGTTCTTGGTCCATCCGTTTCCCAGTATCTGGGTGTACGGGAATCCAATCAGTAAACTTGAAATCCATGACAGGCAGGCCTGTTTCGGCGAGGATAGAGTCCAAGCCATCTTCAGATGGTTCTTTGGAGAGAAAAAAAAA